TGTAGGCTTTTTTAATATCGTCGTCTGTGGCGTTTTTTCCAACGCCTAGTGTAGAGTAATAGTCCATAGTTTATTATACATGAAAAGAAAGGCTGCGTCTATAGCAGCCTTGTATTTAATACCGAGTGTTAGGAGAAATATTATTTCTTAACTGGTACTTCTGTAGCCTCATGTTTTTTGTGCTTTTTAACTTCTTTACACTCTTGCTTAGGTTTTTTGGTTTTTGGATCAATAACGGGCTTGCCGTCTTTGCCCTGTAAGTCAACACAGATTTTTTTGGTTTCTAGTTTCTTTTCTTCAGCGACTGCTGGCGCCATTGCAAATGCTGAAACCAATAATAATGCTAGTAAATTTTTCATATCATGCTCCTTTTTTAGCCAACATAGCTTGAATTTTTTCTTGAATAATCTTTGCCCAGAAAGGCTGTGGAAAATTCCATCCTACAAATGCTCCTAATGCTACCCAAAATAATGTATCTAACATGACTCGCTCCTTTTAGATTTGTGGTTGCTCTGGTTGCATGGGTGCTGGCTTACCACCGAACCCTGCTACTACTGGTGCTGAAACTGGAGTTGTTCCCCAGCTTGGTGCTGCTGTAAAACTTGTGCTCGGTGCTGGCGAACTAAAACTACTTGGTGCGCTGAAGCCTCCTGTTGAAGGTGCGCTAAATGTTGTAGTGACGCTTTGAGATACCGGTGCAAGTCCGCCATTGTTTGCTCCATTTAGTTTTTCCTGTGTACGACCAAATGCCGCAATACCTAAGACTGCACCCATTGCAATATGGAATAGTCCGGCACCTTGCAGTGTTAATGGATTCCATTGAGTGATTGGTGTATGGGTGAAAGTCTGTAATAGACTCCATAACACCGGAAATAAAATCATATCAAACATACACACCAGCATGTACATCCAACCCATCATTGGACGCCATTTTGAATTCATCCAATCTTCTTTCTTTTGTTCGCTTGCGCTTTTTACTGCTTCTGACATAGTTTTCGCTCCTATTTGTCTATTATTTTAAAACCAAAGGAATAATCCGTTTAGGCTTAATAGTATTCCAACCCCTGCTACTGCAAAACTTCCCCAGAACATGGCCATACTAACTGCTAGAATAGAAGCAGATAATACAACAATAGCTAACTGGTATGCTGTACTTGCGTAACCAATCCATGGACTAGACTTTTTGGCTTCTTCACGAACTGCTTCCATTGCTCTTGCTCGTTCAGCAATTTCTTTCTTGTCGCTATCCATGCGTTCTTTCTCAGCCATGAACTCTGCTTTGACTTTTGGATCGTTAGTTGTCTTTGCCGCAATTTCGTAACTAACGCCACGCCCTGCCTTAGCTTGGTACTGTGCCCAAGTGTTGTTAGCACCTAGTGTATTGTTTAATACTGTGCTAGACAACTTACCGCCGTACCATGCGTTGACTGCCAGTAACAAAGCAAAGATACTGATTACCATACCTGCTTTGTCTTTTAATTTTGCTTCACGCTCTGATCGTGATCCTACAGGAGGCTTAGGTGCGTCCGGATCTTTTGGTTGTTTGTTTACTAAATTTAATACTGAATCTATTAATGCCATTTCTCGCTCCTGCTTAATATACTACTATTTAATCAAAATCCAAATATATTACGTTTTGGTTCTGTTAGAAACTTCTCTGCAATAGCAGCACCTTTAGCTCGTATATGAGGATCTGGACTGTTTAACATGTCGTTGATCAGTGCTGCCTTAGCCATTTGCTCCATAGTCTTATCCCTTGACAGTGATTTTTCGACATCTGCATTAGACATCGATGCACATCCAGACAAGAATACTAGGGCAAGGGCTACTAAGATTTTCATTTTACGCTCTCGTAAATGCGCTTCTGCTCGAGATACCAGTCGTTCCATCCGTCAACTTTTGCTGCACACTCGTAATACATGCCATAGTTTTGTACAACTACCTTAAGCATTTCAGTAATTGCAACCTTGTCGCCTTCGATCTTTTTGAGGCTTTCGCATCGTTCAACTAATGCTGTAGGAACATTGGGGAATTTTTGACTAACTGGAACAGGTGTAGAACAAGCAGTTAGTACTAGAGCAAGACTTAAAATAATATATTTCATTTCTTACTCTCCGCTGCCTTGTTGATTTCTGCAGCCTGATTGTGTATATCAATGATCTCTTTAGGTACAGGACATTGTTCTATGTACTTGATAATCTCTTCTTTCTTTACAACTTCTCTATCAAGATACTGCGTGATGTATTCAGTTTTGCCTTTGATCACCTTAGTTTTTTCAACTACTTTTTGTTCTATGACTGTATTAGTTTCTTGTGATTTTTGTTCAGCAGCCGCGACCCTTGCTTCAGCTTCAGCAACCTTGGCTCGCCAAGCTATTTCTGTATCATAACCGCCACGCAGCCAAACACCTAGCACCAACAACACAATGCCTACAGGTTGCAGTATTTTTACATAGTTGCCGTAGAATGGAATCCACTTGCCTAACCATCCGGCAAGTACTCCAGTAATGCCCGCAGCAATGATAAGCCAATAAATCCAGTTTAGCATTGCATCAGGTATTAGATTGATCATCCACGATATCTGGCTCATATCAAGCTCCGAATATGTGTAGTGCGTGTTGGTAATGTTTGATGCGATCTTCTAGGCCGATAGTTCCGCCATTGATGCGTTTGGTCAATGTCAGTATGTCACCTGCATCTGCCCACTGGTTTAGTTTGTTTTGTTCCCAAAAGAAACAGGCTGATTGAACAGCGCCTTCAAATGTCTGTAGATATTCGCTGGCTTCTTCTACAGGGATATCTAATGAGCCCGCAAAGAATGTGTAGTTGTTTTTGCCAGTCAATTGAATAAGACCACGACCACAATAACGGAAACCATCACCACTTGCCTCATCACCGTTGCCCATGCGGTTAGCATACACTCGGTTGGCAATCATTTCACCTTTGCCTGCATACTGAGCAGCAATGGCATCATCCGGAAAATATTTAGGAAACACTCTGCGTAGGCTAGCTGCCTTGTAGTTTAGGTTTTCTTTTAGGAAAACAAAGCCACCGCTTTCGTGAGCGCATTGTGCTAGGAAAGCAGCCACTCGCTGAGGAGTTGTAATTTCATACTCGGGAAGTATTTCGTAAATTGCCTCGAACCATTGATCCACATAGGGATTCTTTGGAATCATTTCTTTTAATTGTTGTTTTGTAAAGTTGAATGTAAAGCTCATTATTCTATCCTTTGTAAAAGCATTGCTTGACCTTTATTGTCAAACATAAAATTATTACCAACCTTGTTGATATTGTAGTCGCCTAAAACTTTAGTTAGCCAAAATACTTCACTAGTAGATGCTTGATCCATAGTGATAGTATCTTCGCTGCCTTCTAAGATTGCATCAGTGGCTGCTTCTTTAACCATACGCAATTTAATCTGTTGATTGAATGGTTTGTGAATAGTAATCACATCACCGTCTAGAGTTAGATCGTCCATTAGGGTCTTGCTAAAGAAACGCTTGACTCCTTCAGTGCGAACTTTACTCATTAGTCCATCGTACTTTTGAGGAGTTGACGGAACAACCGTGTTTAAAGTTTCTTCGCTGAGCTCATGAAGATTGTCTTCTTTAAAATACTTAAACTTCCAATCATCGATGCTAGTCAGTTTGCGAACACCATATTCTAATTCTTTAATCTGTTCTGCTAATTTTGGTGTACGGCTCAATTCAACGAATACAAAATATTCGCCGTCTTCGTTCTCTCCTGCACTAACATCTGCATCTAGTACAAAGTTGTAGCCTTTTTCAATAAACTCCATCAGGTCCTTTGCAGGATTGCGGTCGTTTACTTTAAAGCTAAGGACGCAGACATCACGATCTTCGCCCATCTTACTACGATGTGTGTCGATAGTAAGAACGCTGTGGACCATGTCCTTTAAGTCGTTACTTCTCAATCCTTCATTAAGCTGCTGGCTGTGCTGCATCTGCTGCTCCTTGTTCTTCGACAGGCTCAACCTGTGCATTCACTCCGCCATTCATTGTTAGAATGTCGTCAACTTTGTTCACATCTAAATTACGATAGCCACGATTAATGTCGGCCATTAATTTCTTTGGCATGGTGATTCGTACCAACCATACCTCTTGTGTGTCAATTTTGCCTTTGCGTGTGCCTGGACGAATGTCGTCTGGAGTTTTAATTTTGCGTACTTTTGCAAATTGATCTTGACCAACCTGTACACGGCACCCGTAATCTAACAGCCGCTGACCACCCCTGGGCTCTGGCATTTTATTTTCGGGCCACATAAATGTACACTCTACAAAGTAGCGTGTTTCTTTAGGACCTTCTACAAGTTCTCCGTCTAACCAGTTTTCATAAACATAAACATCTAATTCGTCGATTACACGTTCAAAGTCTTTGAGTAGGCTCAGGCTGTTATTAGAACCGTAAATGTTCTCTATATTGCTGATAATGTCTTTAATGTCGGCCATAATATCTCCCAATGTATTTATCAGTCAAAACTTAAACATATCATTTAACTTTCTTTCCAATCTGTTAAATACTTTTGTGTTCGGCTACGGACACTACGGTTCCAAGGTCCGTGCCTAACGCATAACAAGGAGGGCTAACCTTATATGAAAAGAAAAAGAGCAGCAGTACTGAAGGCTAACACCTATCAAGAAGCGTCTAATGTAATCAAATTAGTAGATAATACACCCTACAAAAAGCGTCCAAGAATCCAAATATACCCTAAAAACCTAAGCCAAGAAAACTATCTGTTAAAGCTAAACGATCCTAAAAAAATGATCGTATTTGCTACAGGTCCAGCAGGCACGGGCAAAACTATGCTAGCGGTACAATGGGCAATTGATCAGTTAAAATATGGTGATGCTGATAAAATTATAGTCACTAGACCAGCCGTTTCAGTAGACGAAGAGCACGGTTTCCTACCAGGCGATCTAAATGAAAAGATGGCTCCGTGGACAAGACCGATATTTGATGTAATTGCCGAAAATTACAATGCCAAAGAGATTGAACACATGGTTGCAGAGGGAATCATTGAAACCAGTCCACTAGCATATATGCGCGGTAGAACATTCAAGAATGCTATAGTCATAGCCGACGAAATGCAAAATACAACGCCTAGTCAGATGAAAATGCTGCTAACACGACTAGGACAGGGATCTAAAATGGTTGTCACTGGAGATCTACAGCAGGCCGACCGCCCTAGCAATAATGGGTTGCTTGAATTCCTGAAGTTATATAATAACTTTGAAGACCATAGGTATGTAGACATCTGTCAATTCACTGTGGGTGACGTTGAAAGACATGAAGCTGTAAAGGAGATACTAGCGATTTACGGAGACTCTTGAAACTCAGGAGGCAAATGAGGATTTAACTGATCCCCTAGTAGCCTCTTATAAAACTCAACCATGTCGTCAAATCCAGCTTCTTTGTTGAGGGTGTTTTTGACGACTTTCTTATATCTAAAATCTAAAATGACTTTGGCGTTCTGTAGATGTTTAGGTCTAATGCTGTTTTTAAATTCGGTGACCTCGTCCCACTTACCTGTGGGTTTCTGAAGGTAAGTGACAATCATGTATCGGCCAGTTGGTATGCTCATTCTTCTTCCTCTATTTGTTTTACTTCGACTCCGGACTTTTTAAGGAACCGGATTCCCGAATCATCTCTATAGTTAGCACCATACCATACACGACTAATGCCAGACTGATAAATGAGCTTGGCACAGTCGAGACAAGGCATGTGAGTAACAAATAAATCAGCCCCATTACCAGAGTTGTTAGACTTCGCCAGTTTTGCAATAGCATTTGATTCTGCATGTAATACCTCGGGTTTAGTTTTTAATCCATAGCGCACATTACGCTGAGCACTTTCGTTCCAATCTTCGTAAGGATACTGTGCCTTAATCTCTTCTGGATCTAACCAGCCGCCTGCACCACTATCCCATACTTGGTCTTCACAATCGTTATCCCAACCTGCGGGCATACCGTTATAGCCATAGCTGATAACAGTGTCGTCTTTGACAATCACAGCACCTACATGCAGACGCTTTGCATGACTGAGTTCGGCACAGCGTTTTGCCCAGTCCATGTAAAGGTTAATAAATTTATTCTTCATTGATTTCCATCCAAGTATGATCGCCCATATATTTTACCTGCGCTTGATAGTCGTAGTCTTCTGGAGCACTGCTAGACCAATCGTTGGGACCGTTCTGTGTTAGCAGTGTATGTTGTTTTCTCTTGTCCCAGACTAACCAATAGACATTGCCCATCACTGGTTGAAACTGATACACTGCGGCATGTACAGCATCTGTGATATCTAATCTACGCTTAATAGCCTGTGCCTGCTTTTCTAAAACATTGACCAATTCCATTATGCGATCGTATTCTTGCTGGGCATACATCCTAGCATGATTGATCATGAGATCTTTTTGTTTGGTTACAGGAACTAGATCAAACTTAACTCCGCCCGCTTCTGTAGGATACTCTGATACATTCCTGTTAAAGAACGGTATTAGAGTCCCGCCTATGTCAGCATCAAAACTATTTCTGCCTTTGGCTAAGTTTGATTTCTTTTCATCGGACATTAAAGTCTAGCTAGTTTTACCAATGTTGCCGCAAGATTAATCTCAGCATCAATAACTAGTGTGTTGTCTTTGAGACCGTCTTTGATAATTAGGATAGCTTTATTTTGTTTTTCTTCATCGCCGAACACTTCAATGTTAGTGTACAGCCAAGTGTAAACTTCTACCATTTCCTCTGCACGAAGTTTACCGCAGAGCAACTTTCTTGCTTCGTTGATTTTACCAGCCTTGAATAAAGCAACCATGTCAAACTTCCATTCTGCTTCTCCGGCATCGCCTTTGTTAGGAGCTTCTAGATTGCCCTCGGTTGAATTTTGTTGCACCAGTTGAATACACTTGCGAAGATCTGGATAGGCTACTTTGACATACATGTCTAAGGTATCAAGATCAAACTCTACATTCTCTTCTACAAGAATGGTAGCAACACGAGCTGTAAACTCTGTTTGGTCTGTGCGTTCTACATGAAAACCTTGACAGCGACTATGTATTGCAGGAATAATTCTATTAGGATAGTTACAGGTTAGAATAAATCTACTAGTTGAGTGATACTCTTCCATAACACCGCGAAGTGCTGCCTGTGCGTTAGGGCTTAGATAATCAGCCTCATCAAGCAGTACTACCTTGAACGGACCAAACGGAATCATCTGTACAAAGTTAGTGATCTTATCACGAACATCTTCGACTGAGTTAGTACGACTTGCATTGATCTCTAACACATCGTAATCTTCGATACCGATTTCGTTAATGAGAATTTTGGCAAGAGTTGTCTTACCAATTCCAGCAGCACCACTTAGCAACAAGTGAGGAATGCTCTTGTCTTTAATCCATGTGTTGATCTGTTTGCGTTGATGATCGTCTCTAAACACATAACCATCTACAGTCTTAGGACGATACTTTTCTACCCATAATTCTTTCATTCTTTTGCCTTTGTGATAATGTCTTGTGTTATTATACTATTTTTACTGTCAATAAGCGAGAACTCATGTAACCGATCTGCACAATTACGGATATCATCGTGTAGTTGTCCAATGCCAATTTCTTCAGCAACTGTTTTTGCAATCTCGTGTAGTGCAATAACTGCATCTACTAATTCTAAATTTCTCATTCAGGTAATACTTCTTCGATGATTGGTTCTTCGTTTGGAAAATAGTGTACATCATAATATTTGTCACCTACATAATATTCTTCAGTCAAACTATGTTGATTGTTGCTGGTCCTAGTAGGTTCAGTCATTTTTAAAATTGTCCAAACATACTCATACTCCTTGCCTTCTATAGGTCGTTTAGGAGGACCCATAATCTTGCGTATGAATTCTTGGGCCTCCTCCGCAGTCATGTTTAAGACATTAGATCTTTTTGTCATATTTTTAAAGATTTAGATTTTGCTAGTTTCATTACTAGTAAAATTCTCGGTCGATTGGCTTCCGGAGCCTTGGCCATATGCTTCTGAACACCGTCAAAGATTACAAGTTTATTTTTTACAAACTCAACTTTTTGAATACCGTCGAGAGTAATAAAATCAAAAGTTCCGCCTCCTGGTGTAGATGCTGTGTAAACACAGGTAATCTCTGAACCGTCTGAATGCCATTCTACATCTTGTCTAGGGTGTTGTATAGACAAGTGACATCGAACACAATCTAAATCTGCAATACCTAGTTGATCTTCTACTGTCTCTATGGCTTTGATGACTAAAAATTTAATCAATGGTTCTTGCGGATTAAAGTCATAACTGTAAAAAATTTGACTTTTAGTTTCTTGATTATGTTTTTTACCAAATATACTAGGAGGCGCATTAGTAGAATCTGCGTATTCTATATAATGATGTGGAGTTTTATAAGTAAATTGTCTATCTAAAAATCTTACAAGATCTTCATCACCTAACCAATTATCTACGACCTTTAGCATCGTTGATCTCGATTAAGATTTTATAAATGGTTTAAGATTGGGAGCAGTCCAGCCTACAGGTTTTAAAACCTTGCCATCTTCACGCTTACGCACCTTGCCAGTGTCTTTATCAATTTTGGCAAAGTTGGTTTGCATAACTTCTTTCCAAGCACCTTCGGCATCTGCTCCCATTGAATGAATAGCACCAATGGTGACTACTAGGATGTCAATGAGTGCATCTAGTTGCTCTACACGATCGTTGGCCATTTCGGCTGTGGTTAATTCGTTGAACTCTTCTTCTATGAGATTTTTATAAAGATCAAATTGCTGTTCATTTACTTCGCCCACTGTTTGATCACAGGCCCTCATAAACTTTTCTTGATCACGAAATGGATTCATTTAATTTACCTATTGTTTAAGTATTTTAATTATACGCTGTTGTTCTCGATTTTTCAACCAGTCCATTTCCAGATCTCCAAAAGTTGGGGAATCTTTCAATGCTTCGTTAATCAGTTCTTGTATTATCAATAAATCTTGTTTACAATTCCAGCCGGTAAACCCATCGTTGTGTGGGCTCCGACATTCTCTAGATAATGATTGTATCTGAGACATAATATCGGCAGCGTCCCAAGACTTCTTGAAACCCATTATCGTGCGCCAAAGTCTTCAGGTCGAATAGTGGCAGTGTCGCCGTGTCCGTATTCTGTTCCAATATAAAAATCGTTAGGTCTTTCGTCGGTTACGGCTAGGATAGATTTAGTTTCTACCTTTTGAAAGTCTTTAACACTTTCTCCGTCATCGATTGTGATTTTACGAGTCCATCGTCCGTGTTCAATAAGAATCCACTGACCTTCTTGGATATCAGTAACATTGCTACCAACTTTGTAGACCTTGGCCCATCTAGGTTTAACACCATGTGCTTTGCCGTCATCGCTTTGAATAACAATACCGCCCGCAGTTTTCATCTCGCCCATATCCATGTCTACAACTAGGATATCGTTAGGCAGTGCCCGTACCTTGATCTGTTTAGGTGCAAATGCAAACATTTATACCTCTTATCGTCTACGAGCTGCAATTTCTTCTTGCATGGCACCAGGATTCTTAGCGTAGTAATCTGCTAGAACCTGTTCGCGAGTTCTTTTAATCGCGCCACCTGGGCCTAATTCGTCGCCGCGAGCATTTACTTTGGCATTGCCAACTGCTGGAACATTTTCGTGAATCATGTTGAGTTTTTCTAGATCAACTTCTCTTCCACGCATACTTGTGTGCATTTTACCCATTTTGTTCTCCTTTAAAGAATTCGTCGATTGGTAAATCGTATTTAACGCTGTCTATCTTATGTATCCCTATAAGGAACAGCACATAGCTAGAAACGGAACTGCCTCGACCTACACCCCAAACTATGTTATTCTTACGAAGTGTATCTACCACATACTTCATAGTTTTGAGTACAGGAATCATGTCATGTTTGGAAAATAATCTAAGTTCCTCAACTACTCGTTGTTTAATTTCAGGACTAGAACATCGGCAATATAGCCAATCTAATATATCCATGGTTCTGTACTCTTCCGGTATGAACCAATTGCTCTTGTCTACTTGTAATTTGGTAACAGGATAGTCTAGACGCTCTTGATCTATTCGTTGTAGATAATCAACAATGTCGTTGGGATTGGCAACACAATTTTCCAGTATGTCTGGACCGTGCCGCATTACACCTTTAATGAGATTTTCTACTGTATGTTCAGTCAACATTTATCAATTGATCTAGATCGGGATCTAGAGCGCCTCTGCTTTTTTCCATATATCTACGAGATAGTTCCTGTCTATATATTGTAACAAAGGTTGATACTTGTGTCAAGAGTTCGTAGCTGCCCATACGCTGTGCAGCAAAGTATTTTTTACTCAATTCCTGCAACTTGTTTTCGATTTCGGAATCAGTAAAACTTCTAAGGTCTTGTTGCAATGGGTGGAACATTAGCTGAATTGACCTAGGTAATTCATAAAAATATTGGTAGCGTTATGGCGCCAAATTTCTATAATGATCGGTGCAGTTGTTGAAGTGACCACAACTGTTCCGCCTTGCGGAAATCCACTGTTGCGTCTAAGATTTGTGCCGGCGCTGGTGATAAATGTTAATGTTCTTGCACTACCGTCACCATATAACTCTAGGGTCATTCTTCCGCAGCCAATTGGGCCGCTGGCCGAAGAATTTTCTGGAAAGTTTTGAAAATCGATATTCATGTTTGCACTAAATCGAAAAACTTGATAACCGCCGTTTTCGTAGTCAACGGTTAGCATAGTTGTTGGAAGAGTAATAATGCCTCCGTCAAATCGTTGATCCATTACATCTCTAAATACCACTCGACTGATTTGATTATCTTCAAAGTCGTTGTCTTGGTTGGTCTTGGCAGTATTGGCCTGTAGAGCAGTGATTTCTTCTTGACCTGCTCGCAAGCTGGTTTTGATAGTATCGAAGTTATCTCTAAAGGTCTGCGTATCATTGTCCTCTCCTGCTACAGGAAAGTTTTCGTTAATGCTCAAATAGTTAATATTGCTGGTCACGGTAGTTTTTCTCCACGTTGTGCGAACGCTAGGTATTTATCCTGGAACTCACCGCCTATGACATCTATTAGGTAGCGATCTATAGTGAAGTCCATGGTTTTGAAATCAAAGCCCTTGTTCTTGATTCGAGTAAGAACATTGGTTGAATATCCAGGTTTTAGGTAGCAGAGCACCACGCTCTTGACCCAACCTGGCTCTACATAAGTATCGGGTTGTATACTGCGCATCCAAAGTGGTAGAAATTCACGATCTCTTTCACCTATACCCTTGATGCGTTTACGCATATTTTTGTAGCTATTTGGAAATATTCTCTGATGGTCACTGTCGCTGACCAATGGAATATCGCTATCAATCTTGATAGCATCATAGCTAACTAAAACCTTACTATTAATTCGATCGCTTAGTTGTACAGTTTGACTGATGCTTTTGCCGTCTTTTTCTAATTCGTCTACAATTTCCACATAGACAATTTCGTATACAGGAATCTGTGTGATTGGATCTTTGGCCACAGCACTTTTAACATCTCCAAATCTTACCTGCTTGTTGTAGTGATTTCGACCCATTGCTTGAATAAAATATTCAGCATCACGACTTTCAATACCTGCGTACATGAGCATTTTTAATTCTGGCTGGATTCCAAAATTAGGATCACCGTATCTATAGACTTCGTTTTCTCTAAACACATTGTTGTCGGTGATAAAATCATACCAAGTAAGCCTTTTTTCTTTGCTTTGGAATGCTTTGGCATAAAGATTTGAGAATGTTACATTTGTTTTAGTAGCAACTGTTAAAGTAAACGATTTGATATTTTCTGCAACATTATTGGCATCTCTAGCTTTTACATCAAAAGCAAAAGTTCTATCAAAGCTAGTGGCTCCGACATCCCAACTTTCACTAAACAGTCTAGATCTAGTTGAGCTGTCGTCCGCTGAGTCTGTACGTTCGTAAAAACGAGTTAGTCCCAGACCATTTGTATCGGCAAACTGTTTTACCTTGCCTTGTATTAGGCCGTTGGAGATTAATTCTAGCCCTGGCGGTAATCTGCCATTGACCAATTCGTAGACAGTTCTTCCCCCGTAGAGTTTTGTTTCAGCCACAAGTACTTTGTCACTAGCAATGTTAGGAGGAATATAACCTAAGTCACTGTCGGTAATCCATTCAATGGCGCTTTCAATTTCACCAATGATGTTTACGCTGAATGTTTTCTTGGTGGTAGATACACCTCGATCCCAATAGATACCATCTTGTGGTGCTTTAAATCTATTGGCTGAAATGCAGACCCAGATGTAGCTGTTATATCTAACAGCATCACCTATAACATAGTCTGCACTAGAATTCCAGTCCCCTCGCAAGGTATAGTTTTGTTCAAATAGAACAGGGGGGAAACTAACCGCTTCTAGAGTAAATTTATAATTTTTAGTAACTGCGGCTTGATAAGGTACACGACCTGCAACTTCACCAGTTAGTGTGTCAATGGTTGTACCTGGAGGAAATTCACTAACTGTTTCTGGTTCTATAACTGTCCAAGCTGCGGGATAAGCTGCTTTAAAAGTCAAGGCGGTTGTGGCAATATCTCTATTCCAATAAACCGCTGTTAGGCTTGGAGCTCTATTAATATTGGCAGTTTGACAGACCCAAGTTTGGTCACCGTATATCACTGCATCCCCAACAGTATAATTTACAGACGAATTCCATTCGTCTTTTAGAGTATATTTAAATTCTGGTAATGTTTCACTGAGTTCGTAGTAGCCGTCAGTAATAGTTTCTCCAGTTGACTTTAATTGATAGGTACCTGGGTTAGTTGCCATCTTAAAGTAGGTCATTGTGCCTTCAAGACTTGGCGGATCGTAGACATCTAAAAATATAGTTACATAATTGTTGGCTCTTATACGACCAAGATTGCTTTCGGTAATCCAGATAGGTTTACGAGTACCATCTCCGTCTGCTTGAAATAAGTTGGTGTCAACTTGGATAACATTGTTATCTGCTTTTAAAAATTCTTCAGTAACTACCCATATGCGAAACAGTCTTCTAACTTCGTGAACACCATCAGAGGCTGCAACAATAAAAGTGTAAAATCTACTCAATCGCCTTGGAGCTTTGGTATCTAGTTTATAATCAAATCCTTCAAGGTCATAAATGAAACTGTCAAATCCTGTAGTTTCTGCGGCTGCTAGGTCTAAGGGCATGGTATCGAAGGTGCCGCTATCATAAGCACCTGTTCGTGAATCATTGTATTCTAGAGCGAACACCGGATCGGTATAACCATTAATCCTGCCATCTTTTGTTAATGCCAGCCCCGGAGGCATCTCACCACCGTTGGGTATAAGATAGTATTCTATTGTGTCACCGGCAATTATATCGGGATCTCGTATTTCCAATTGAAAGTTAACATAACTGTTGTCTAACACATAGTAGGCATTGTTTAGGCCAACATTCAAAAATCCTTCTTGTGTTACCCATTGTGGAGCATCGTCGCCGTCTATGCTAATGCCAAAGGTTCGATCTTCAATGTCAACTCCATCGCTGGCACGGATCACAAATCTATTGGTGGTAAACTTTCTTACTTCTGTAGGCGAACCTTTGATAGCAGAACTGTAGACAGTGCTGTCGCTGGTAATTGTTTGACTAAGTCGTAGACCTCGAGGCAATCTTCCAGATAACAAAGTGAAAGTAATAGGCCCAACATTTGAGCTGGCTTCTATTGGAATATCTAGAGTTACTCGTTCAACAACTGTGCCTAGACTTCCTGCGGGTGTGATCCAAGAAATAGTCATATGTGATTACGGAACAGGTGAGCCGCCATCAAAGGGAGATAAGATGCCCGAATCGAAATTAATAGATCCCGGATTGGTAAATGTGCCAAAGTCTATGTTTGATGCGGCAGTATTCATTTGCACGATACTAGTGTATGCTCCGTTTAGGGGACCAAAATCTAAAACCTGTAATATTTGATTTAGATCCTGTACAGTGGTAATTGTGATAACATCTGCTGCCGCCGTGACCTGAATATCGGGGTCACCTTGGATTGTAACAAACTGACTGGTGTTAGCATCAACAAAACCGTTTTGTGTAGTAATGCGTTGAAAAGTGTTTCCAACAGTACTAGAAATTAATAAACTGTCTGGACTTGATGTAATTGTGATCTTATTACCAGCAACTAGTTTCCTGAATTCTAAATTTGTACCGCTTTTCTGTTTGAAAACAGTTTCACCAACTGTGCCCAAGTTACTGGCAGTAATTGTTAGATCGTTGTTTAGCGTGGCAAAGTTAGCATTTACCTTTTGAAACGCGGTGCGTAAATCGTCGCCTTGTCCGTCGTTTACAATGTTACCAATGTTGATTGTTTGTATAGTTGCCATGTTCCGCTCTCTTTTAAGTATTTACCGTTACCAACTTGTAGCATCTAATGCCACACGCTTCCAAATATCGGGATATCCGCGTAATATGTATCCAAATTGGCCTCGTAAGTTAACTGCTCCGGCATCGGTCTGGAACTCCCATACATCTGCAGCCGAGGAGGTTATCTGTGTTATATTTGCTGATCCCGAAATGTTTGGCCCTGTTATAGTCCAACCTACTCTAACTGCTGATAGGGCATCATTAGCAATGTTGAAAAAATAACCGTTTGCAGCACCGCCGGATTGGGTTGATACATTTAAAATAGTCATTAAACCACTGTAGTTGGTTGTACAATAATAAATGTACGAATCGTCAAACGCCACCGTACCGGGAACATCTCCGGCTGCTCCATAACTGTGAGCAGGTGCTGTGGCAGTTGGAAATCTAGTTCTACCATCTGTGTCAAAGGTCCAGCTGTTCAAGCTGCCGGCAGTGTTGGTGTAAATGTTGATATCAGCACTACTACCAATGTCACCGTCGTTGGCATAAATGCTAATAGTATTGCCGTTGGATCCCGAGAACACAGCCCCCGAATTAGCAGTAAATTCTAGTTTATTATTTCCTAATCCACTAATTGGTCCTGGTACTGTTAACTCACCAGTAGGATCAAATGTCCAGATTCTCGCAGAACTATCTGCAGCATCAACAGTGATTTTCACGCTTTCTGTAGAAGTTAGATAGACATCACCGTTAGTAGCTTTGATTTCTATGGCGTTGTAATCTCCGGCATTGTTGCCTGCAGATGAGCCAAATATTAGTTTACCACCACCGAAAATACCACCACCGGCGGTATAGCTCAGGCTCTGGTCAGTGCCATCGAGGAATAGATACTTGCCGGTAGTACTGTGTGTAGTACCAATGTAGAAACCTGCGGTGTCTGATGCTAAAAGATTCCAGTTTAGTGTTATTCTATCGCTGCCTAGACTATTGTCGCTGAATTCCCAAACAAAACTATTAGGAGTACCATTATTAGTAGTTGGCATTGTAACAGTCTGTCCAGCGTAGTTGGCACCGTCTGGGAATGTAAGTTTTCCATCTTCACCAAAACTCCAGCGTCTTAGAGTTGAGTCTGTGAGATTGATGTCGATATTAATATTGCCACTGCTCTTGATATCGCCGGGGACGGTCAATGCACCATCCATACCAAATGTCCAATTCGCTGCTGGAGGTCCATAAGCAGAGATTACAAATGCGTTGGTAGCCCCACCGATCTGTATCACAGTGCTTGGTGCCGACGGAGTACCGTCAGGGGCTATATTGTCACCAATGGTAATCATACCTGTGGTTTGATTGGCGTATATTCCGCCACGGCTGGCACCTAATGATAGCAGACCGCCAGTACCAAATGTCCAAGTTTTAGTGCTGGTCGAATATACTGGGAAGTTGATGCTGACAATGCCTGTTTGATCAGCTGGCAATGTTGCATCAATTCTACCACTGACTCTGCCCCAAGTTGGGTTAGCAGGATCTGCTTGACCAGTTGCTGAAAATGTTTGGGTCAGTGTTCTAGTTAATGTTTGATTGCCGCTGCCAGTAGAATATGTTACAATTACAGTTCTACCTAATGCTAATCCAAGTAGATATGTCTGAAATGCTGATGGACCAAACAGAGCAAATTCAATCTGAGTGGAATTGCGTTGATACCAACCTGCTATAGCATATCCTACTCCTGGATCTACATCTGTTGAAAAGTCTACGGTATTAGTATAGCTATTGTTAGTAGTTACAGTTGCACTGGTATTAACAGTGGCATTACTATCTATGACCTGTGTGATAGATTTAGCAAGTTCAGAATTAGGAACAATACCACTAACACCATCTACTAACAGAGTTGAATCGTCGGCAAACACTGAACCGGTTACATCGCCATCTAAGAATGTCTGTGGACCAGTATAGGCTGTTGTCTGCACTGTAGCATCTAGGAATCTTAATCCCGTAGTTGCAAACTCATAATATGTTCCATTTGATTCAGAATCAGTGGTAGGAAAATATTTCATTGATACTGCATTTGATAAACTTGGACCGTTATCTATTCCACTATCAAATCTCAATACTCCCATCCTTTGAGCTGAAGTACCATTAGCTAGGGTTCTAAAATCAAAAGTAAACGAGGTACTATTACTACTTCCACTGTGTCCTCCACTAACCACGGTATATCCATCAGAGCCTGCATCAACAACTATACCACTGTTATATGACGAATAATCGTATCCGGCAACACCTTGTCTGTTATTGTAGTTTCTAAATAATATTCTATTGTTTGCATTGTCATTTACAAATAACTGACTTTCATATCCCGCACTACCATTAGATACTGTTAGCGTTTTTGAAGTTATATTTCCTGGAGCAGTTAGCGTACCATCTGATCCTAAACTAACTGTGTAAGCACCGTTGACCAAAGTTGAACCACCACCACCGCCTGATCCGGTAATAGTAATGTTGCCTTCTGCATCACTAGATGTAGTAATACCACCAGCACCTACAAACTTAATGACTTCATCTGTTGATACTAATCTCTGTGTGGAATCATCTGCTGCTACAAAAAACTGATAAGTACCAGCAAGGTCGGGCTTGTCGGTTAAGTCATTATAACTGCCGCTGAATAATGTAGGCTTGCCTGTGATGCTGTTCCAAGCCGGAGTGCTGCCAACCACGGTGCCCCCTGTGGTTAAACTACCATTAGCATCTACTCCTACCGCTGTGCCACCAATATAAATTGTGTTGTTGCTGACATACAGGCTACGCCAAGGCAGTGTGCTTGAACCTAGATCGCCACCGTTGGCAGTCTGCGGAAGAATGTCTCCACCCACTGACAAGTTGCTGGTTATGGTAGCAGCTTGATCAATCACAATAGCTGAACTGTCTGTAGTAGTCATTACACTACCCGAAAATTCAAACGCACCTAGATTTAATGTGTCAGCATCTAGGCCTAGAGCATTATACAGTTCGGTGAAGTTGTCGTTTACCTTGGTAAAGGCATTCTTAAGGCTGTCACCGGTTGGGTCAGCAGTTGTGCCAGTTCTAATTATTCTTTTAGCCATCTATCGCTCCATTAATTTAATGCTACCCAACTAGAGCCATCGTAGCCTCTAAATTGATTTGTTCCATCGTCAAATACTATCATGCCTTTTGAAGGCGTCGGCAATGCTGCGGCAATGGCTGTAAGATCTACATACACAGCAGTTTGAATATAGCTGCTGGCTGCAACAGTGGCCGAATCAACTGGTCCAACTATTTTTCCCTCGGTACCGTCTATCAGCCTTGTTGAATTGTCCGAAAACACGCTGCCAGTTATATCTCCATTTAGATTACCGTTTACATTACCTGTGACATTACCTACCACTGCTCCGGTATGTGTTCCTGCGCTGTTACCCGTTAGTGTACCTGTAACATTGCCAGTTACATCACCAGTAACATTGGCAAACACTGGCCCAACAATCCTACCACTAGTGCCGTCAACCAACATTGTAGAATCGTCAGCAAACAAACTGCCTCGGAGATCTCCACTGCCTACACTGATAGTGACATTGCCTGTACTACCGCTTAGAGTTACACCGTTACCTGCTATCAAACTCAGTACTCCGGTATTGTCTAATGTTATTCTATTTGTAAGTGCGCCTGAAGCTACTGTGTTAGTAATGTTTATACCGGCACCTTCGATTAGTGTTATAGTATCAGCTGTACTTCGAGCAGTTAAATTAGGTTCACCTGCTGTGGCAAATATACGATAACTGTTACCTGCAGGAGCAGTATTTGTAACAATTACCTTTCCAGTGATTGCATCCCTAGCGCCAACACTGATTCCGACCCCTGCATCAACATCAATAATGCCTTCGTTGACAATAGTCACGGTGCCTGTGGCAGTATTTCTACTCATTCCCAGCCCAGCAGTGATTGCAGTAACACCTGTGTTGTTAATAGTAACTGCACCAGTGGCTGCGCTAACTGCCATTGCTGTTCCTGCAACAAGACTGGTAACACCAATGTTGTCAAAAATAACTGTGTCTGCACTAGAGTTGGCTGTAATCCTAATGCCAGTTCCGCTTTGAAGATTTATGTTATCGTTAAAGTCATTGGCAACAATAGAAGTTTCGTTGTTTACCGTGACTTCTTTAAAAAATGTTTTATTAGGATCAATGATTAAATTGCCGTCAACTGTGGTGCCACTGGGCAAATTAACAGTTAATCCTTGGTTGGTAATGGCAGCACCGCCAATCATTAAGGTGTCGCTAAGATACAAATTGGCCCATCTTTTCTGTGGAGCTCCTAAACTGTATACATCATTACCAAATGGTACAAGATCGCTTTCTAGTGCATCAAACACTATACTACCTGTATCTCCTATGCTGGCATACAGCTCTGTGAAGTTTGCGTTAATTTTAGTAAACGCATCTTCCACTGTGCTCCATACAATAGGAGCCTTTCCGGGTGTAATTGATTGTCTAGACATTATGCTCTCCCTACAGCTACTTCAATTGTGCCTATGTGATCTGAGTCATAGTCCTCAAGTGCTTTTCCTATCATAGATCCTACCTTAATGTCGCCAACAGCAGCAACCGCTACTCCTGGAATTCCGCTAGTAATCAGCATGTCGCCTTTCTTGATCTTGCCTGCAACTCGACATGGAACACGGCCTACTAGAGCAACATGAACGCCGCCTTCTAGTTCGTCATTCATTTTGAACGCAGGATTCTCAGAAATAACACCTGCTACTCTTGTATCCATTTTGAGGTTGCTGACTGTGATTTCTTTTTCACCACCAAATACAACTACGGTGCCTACAGCATATGCTGCATCCGGCAAGTACTTTTCTGCTAAGTCAGCATATAACGCTGAACTTGCTGTACCATACATTGTGCCAAATCTGTTGCCAGTTTGACCAATATCGCCTACTCCGTTGCTGCCATTCTTGGTAATGCTTGGTACTGTAATACCAGCAAATGTTGGACTGTTACCTGTACCAATTGCCTGTCCAATACTAAATGTAACAGCACCTGTACCAGCAGATACACTAACACCTGTGCCAGCGGCAGCAGAGGTAACACCTGTGTTAGTGAATGTAACAGCACCTGTGCCAGCAGATACGCTAATACCTGTACCGCCTACAGCAGAAGTAACACCTGTGTTAGTAATAACAGGAGTTGATCCTTCACCGGTCGCTGTTCCTACAGTGATGCCTGTACCTGCTGTCATTGAAGCAACATAGTCACCTGTTGTGTCTGTACCTAATGCTACTGAGTTAGCGGCAATGGTTGTAGCAAAGCTAAGATTACCACTGCCGTCAAATGCTGCTGAAGTTCCAGTTACATCGCCTGTTAAGGTAATAGTTCTACCAGTAGCCCAAGCACTAGCTGTACTAGCATTACCGCTTAATGTAGCAGTAATTGTTCCAGCACTAAAGTTACCGCTGCCATCACGAGCAACAACAGCACTTAATGTGTTAAGGCTTGTAGCATTGCTTGTGATAGTATAGGCTGTGCCGTCTGCGGCATTCGGTGCAGTGCAACTTAATCCAGTTCCGCTTACTGCCACAGTGGCTGCATATTGACCAGTTGTGTCGGTACCAAGTACTGTAGCATCTGCTGATATAGTTGTAACGAATGAAACATTACCTAAGTTTGTAACTGTACCTGTTCCTGTTACATCTCCAGTTAGCGTGATAGTAAAATCACCAACATCAAAATCTATTGTATTATCTGAGTCGTCGTAGGTAACAGTAATTCCGGATTCGGTATTGCCGGTCACCATAGCGCCGAGAGTGTCAGAAATGTATTCGGCTATTGAAGTTGACCCAATAGTAAGTCCTGTAACTGTTACGGCACCAGCTGAGAAGTTGCCACTAGCATCTCTTAGAACAATTGTACTGCCTGTGTTAGCACTAGTAGCAGTAGTTGTTGCAGAGTTTGCCTGACTTTGAATCGAAGAAGCAACAAATGTACTGCCAGTGTCAACAGTCCATGCACCAGTTACTAAACCAGCGGTAGCAGCAAGACCAGTAGTTAGTGTATCAGCATATAGCGTACCTGTGCGTACATCTAAGTAACCAGTACCCCAAGTAATGTTACTGGTAGAGTCCATACTCCAGTTACCTGTAATAACACCAGCTGTTCCTGCAGTACCTGTTGTTAGTGTATCGGTATATAGTGTACCTGTTCTTGCATCTATATAACCAGTACCTAGTGTTAGGTTGCTGGTTGTTAACATGCTCCAGTTGCCTTCTAAGGTACCGTTGGTTCCAGGAGCACCAGTTGAAATACCAGCAGTGACTAGAGTGGTAGTACCTAGATCAAGTTTACTTCCGGGTGCAACAGTCCAATTACCAGTTATAGTACCAGCTGTGGCTGTGGCACCTGTGGTCAGTGTGGTTGTCTGTAATGTACCGTTGGTAAAATCAATTTTACTGCCCGAAGTTAAAGTCCAGTTACCAGTTAGATTACCTGTGGTAATATTTGAGCCTGTGGTAAATGTTCTTGATTTAATAGTACCCGTTGAAAAATCAATTTCACTACCAGTCTGACCGACGATTTTACTTGTGGTATTCAAACTCCAAGCACCAGTTATGGTACCAGCTGTGCCTACTGCACCTGTAGTTAGTGTAATAGACTGCAAGGTACCTGCGCTGGCGTTGATAGTACCTGTGCCCAATGTTAGGTTACTGGTAGTTGCCATTGACCAGTTACCAGTCAATGTACCTGCTGTACCTACACCACCTGTGGTTATGTCTGGAGTAATAATTGAACTAACTTGAATTGGTGCAAATGCACTGTCATCATTTAGACGGAATCTGTGACTGTTATTTCTATAACTAGAAACCTTGTCACTAGTTAAACTTCCATCTCCAATACTGACACCTAGTACACCATTAAAGCCGTACAAGTTAATACTTCCGCCGGTAGCAGTTACTGAAGTATCAGCAAGTTTCTTATTAGCACTGGCACTGGTTCCTACATAGAATGCTCTTGTTGCATACAAGTCTCTAACACCGATGTCACCGTTACTGTCTCTAATAACCAATCGGTTATTAGCGTTTACATCAGTAAATCCAGCATATGCACTAACAGCTTCAACAATTCCATAATCGCTGTCTTGACTGCTGGTAGTTGCACCAGTTCTACGCAAGAAACCTAGACTGCTGTATTGGCTTTTCTTGATAGCAAGGCCTTCATCTATTATGGTGCTAAATGCTACAGCACTAACATCTCCGGTTCCGGCCGCACTTCGTCCGAGCACCGTGTCAGTGGCAATCTGTGCGAACTTACCTAGTTCAATACCGTTGGTTTTTAATTCTGCCCAACCGTTGGTTACTGTAAATTCTGCTGAGTTAAAACTTGCAAGTCCTCTGTCAGCTTGAGTGATGCCTGCCGCACTTGCTCTAGTTGAAGCAGTAACCATTGACAATTTACTCTGTGCAATGGCCGCAGCACTGTTGATATTAGCATTGTCAATAATGTTGTCTTTAATGAAAATATTCCATTCGTTTTGTGTTGAATCGATACCTGTAGTGATAGCATTATCACCTGGTACACTTAAATCTCCACCAACGGTAACAGCACGACCTTCGTTGCCAGTACCTGTAAACGCAATGCTCATACCTGCAGATACTTGTTGACCCGGGAAGCTGTTGGCAATAATAGCATCAAAGCTAATACTACGTCGATTTACAGCATCAGTTTGATCTACTGGATCGGCCACATTCCTAATTCTGTAGCTGTCCATGTTCAACGAGCCCTTCATAGCTAGTTGACCACTTAGGGCCATAAAGCCACCAGTGGTTGGAGGAATCATCCTTGCAACATCAATATTATTGCCGCCGTGGTCTACGCCTAGTCTACGATCTATATAACCGCGAGTTGCATTTTCAGTTGGCACAGTGTCGGTGGCATTGTCACTAAATGTTGTGTCTGTTGAAAATTCACTGACTGGAACACCACGCTTGAATCCTAGACCACTCAAGTTACTCAATGCCAAGCTGGCTGAGAATGTAACAGTACCAGTACCTTGGTCAACTCTAAAGAACGGACCAACGGAGAAGTTACCAAATTGGTCAGTGGTCACAAAGAAGCAGCGGCCTTCGCCTCGTTCTACGACCTGGCTGTATTCTACTTCGCCGGTGGTATCTAACAGTGTTTCTGTAGCAATACGAACCGGGCTACCGTAAATTTCGTTTGGATAGTTTGTATCAGCATAGCTACCAGTACCAATTTCTAATAGATCATGACCAGTAACACGAGTTAACGAAATACGAATTGTCAGTGTACCTTGGCTGTCCTCAGTTCTAGCCGCAACTCCTGCAAACAGAGTAATTGGACTGTCGTAGACAATAGCACTATCCTCTAACGGAGTATTAAGATAAATCTCTCCATATGGTTCGCCAGTTATATCGGCATCGTTATATTGTGTAATGCTGTAATCTCGACCCTTAAATGTTAACTTGCTTCCAACAATTCGAGCAGCATCAATAGGTCCTAATTCTACAACAGACAGTACAGAGTCTCCAACTCTACCTAGAACTTTGCCTACAGCAAAAATTCCTGTGCCATTATCACTAAACTCAATAGCAGGTCCACCAGGATAGCTAGCAAGTTTAAATTCATCGGGACTGGCAGCAGCATCTCGAACAATATATTGTCTTGAACTAAACACACCTGCTGGCATAATGCCACTAGTTTCAAATCTGATAACATCACCGTTGTTAAATCCATGTGTTGTTTTATTAATCTTGTCAGTGGTATGATCAAATGTACAACGAGCACTGTTAACAACTGCGGTACCTGTTGTATTAGTTGCAGGTCCACTTGCAGTAAACACAGTGCCGACAGTCTCTGCACCTGCACCTAGATCCATCCAAGTTGTGGTCCCTAAGGCCACAATATAATAGCTATATCCGCTAATTATTTCTAAGGCAGATACTATTAATCTTGGACCGCCTGGATTACTTGGTGCCGCCACAGGCACAAACTCTTGTCTTGGCCACAATGTAAGTTCGGCATAGTTATAGCCATCTTTCAGTGAAGTGGCTGCAAGTTTTGTAGCTTCAAAGTAATGACTACCAGCACCTGCACTAGTGGTTTCTAACGGCTGACCATTTTTACTAGACGAAAATCTAAATGTAGTTGCAGTAAATCCGTCGTCTAATAGATAATAAGTATCTCCAGCGGAAATTCCTGTTGGCAAACTACCACTAGTTGCAAATCTAATTGCATACCCTGGCTGTTGTCCGTGAGCAACTGAAGTTTGAACAAGTGTTTCTGTGCCGGTTATAAATGTACATACCACTGCTTCGTTGATTGGGGGGAAGTAATCTGCAAATTCTAAAACACGATACAATTGACTGTCGAATAATTCGTTGAGTTTCAACGCAGTGGATGGTCGAACTGCAACGCCAACAACACCGCCTGTAAGAACAATTTCATTATTGGTTCTTAGTGTGACTCTAGTACCGTTTGGCACTACAGCAACAAAGCCGTCAGTGTCACTATTCAAGTTTAGTCGATATAGTTTTTGTCCAGTGGAGTCACTAGGAAAATCACTTTCAGTTACTGCACTAACAACAGGATACCTTACAAGGCCAGTAACCCCGCCGTGATCAATTTCAATTTCACTTTGGTCTCTTGGAGGATAGGTATAATCAGTGACATAGATAATAAAGCCACCAACCTCATTGTCGTAGGCTCCAGAGTCATTATACACAACAGCACCTTGTGCAAGTTCATAGTATAGATCAACAGCAGTAGGCACCTCTAATGGATCTGATCCTTCCGCAGCCAACGCATACACACCATGAGCTGAAGATCCACCCACACCACGAATTTGTCCACCTGTTACAGAATAATAAGAAGTATAGCAATAGTATGTAAACATACTCACGCATTCTGTCAATCCGCCGTTGGCTGCAATTAGCCCGTAGCCCATGTCGTTGATCTGTGTGAAGTCGTTTGACAACATACTTCTATTACCAGGCATCAACACTTCGTAGACATTGGCATTGTCATTAACAAACTGTATCACATTGGTTTGAATAGTTGCCTTAGCAGATTCAAGTGCAGTTCGAGCACTAATTCTAGTAGTATCATAGCGTCTGCCTGCACCGCCGGAAACTATAGTTGGATATGTAGAAGCTGCGAGATTTGCCGCTGCAACACCGGCTGCAAGTTTAGTTGCAGTAGTAGGGCTACCAACTCCGCCGTTGGTTCTATATTGCAGTAGTGCATTAGTTACAATAGAAAACAATGTTTCTAAAACAGCCACAACTGTCCCGTCACTTGGGGAACCTGGGAATAAGTTTTGTCCAGCAGTTGCTCCATAGAAAGGAGACACTGTGGTATTCACAATAACCTGTTTGGCTGCATTTTTTAGTGTGCCAATTGCATCTTCATAGGCCAATGCCTGTTCATCTAATATTTGTAAAGCAAGTACAGCAGCTAGTTCAGGTGGACCACCTACCCCGTTGAAAAAACCAAAAGCTACTTTACGAGTTTCGCTGTCTCCACCGTAGACTACATCGTAGACTACGCTTTCTATTATTCTTTCAAATATTTTTTGACCGTCTGGTACAGAGAATGATGTTAGAGCGGGATATGTTGTGGTAATATAACCAGAACTTAACTGCTTTAAGAAATCTGTATTGGCAAGTAATATAGTTTTGGCATTGGCAAAGACTGAAGTTAACCCTGTTGGATTTGTAATGCTCAGTACTGGGGCTGCTGTATTACCTCGTCTAATAATATTTCTTAAGTTTAGTTTGCTTTGATCTACTACAGCAAGACTAGGATTAAATTCGGATGATACTGCGATAGCTTGTAATGTTGCAGTTGCAAGATCGTGCGCTCGATCAATGGCTCTAATAGTTAAATCTAGTTGGTCTTGAATGACCACTTCGGCATTAGCATCTCTATATGTTTGACCTGCTCGTCTACTATGATAGTTAGTATTGAGTACAACATCATATCCTAGGCCGGTGATAATTAAATCAACATCTCTACTACAGATATTTTCATCATAGTTAAACACATCGAAAGGCCACGGAGTAACTTCATCTAGCACAAATATAGCTGTACTACCACTAGTTCCGTAAGTAAAGTCTCTAACATAGTTAATACGATAAACTTGATCTTGAACAATGAATGAAGCAGGCAGTTGCGGAAATCGTTTTAGTTGACTAACTTCCAGTCTTGTGTTGCTAATCTTATTAGTAATTTTAAACTTAATGTTACCTGCAAATCCGTCAACAAACATACCGCCGCTAAATGTGTGTCTTCCTGTGCTCTTTGAAAACACTGCACCTTCTTGAGCATATGGTGACTTGGCAAGAATCTGTCCTTCGGGATCAAGTACTAGAGCAAAACCACCTGAACCTTGAACTGTTGCAGCTCGGAGAATAGTGGCATCGTTCATCAAGAACACATCCATTTGATCGTTGTCTAAAGGAGTATTAAATGACTCGCTAGAAGTATCGATAATGTCAACAATGACATCAGTTAGTCTTCCAATAACACCACCGTTGGGCACACAGTCGCCTGAGCTAGCTGTATATTCATCAAATGTTGTGCTAACAACGTTTGCAGTTCTTGCAGAGTTGGTAAAAATGTTAAACTGTGTAGGGCTAGCCACAGTGATCCAATAACTGTTTCCGTTCAGCTGAGTTAGTCCAGTCATGTTGCGGAAAGTCACAATCTCTCCGCTGTCGAGCCCGTGAGCAGGAGATGTTGTGATTGTGGTTTGATTTCCTCTAGTTACTGCCGACACAGTAACCGGAGTTCCACCAGCACCTGTTTCTGCCGTGTAGGCAGTGTCGATAACCTGTGGTTCAGTATATGTAATCAGTGTTCCTGTAATCGGAGCAAGGTATTCCGAGTTTACAATTTCAAGATTTCGTATAACAGCCTGCGCCACTGTTTCCAATCTACGGATAGCTGCAATAGTCTGTGTTAATTGAGTAGTAACTGCCAAAGTTGCGCTGGCATTAGTTGCATCTTTATATTTTAGTGCTGCCGAAATAGTTCGAGGAGCACTGCCGTACCTAAGGTCAAATACCATAGCGTCGATCAATAGACCGACATCTCGTTTACATATGTCGCTGTTATATTCAAAATCAACAAATGGCGCAGTTTCTTCAGCAATCTGTTTGTTGATCCAGGCAATAACTTCTTCTTGTATAAATTGCTTGTTTAAAGCTAGTAGGTCAGCTGCTGATCTATAGAAACCTTTATTATTGATACTTGCTTCGGGATAGATTGGTTCGCCTGCATTGCCTAGATAATGATAACCAAAGGTGTCTTCTCTAGCGGCATTAAGGTCGTTTCGTGAAGTATTTAGGCCATCAATGACTCGGTCTCGTTTGAAATATTGAAACGCCCAAGGACTAGAACTCATGCCTTTCTTTGGGCGAATAATTGTTCTACGGAATTCATCACCGATAACGGCTACGTTTTGTGAAACCTTTAGAGGTAAGTTTTCATAGTATATGCCGGACTCAACAAAAACAGCAACCTGTCGTGTATTGGCTACATCACCATACGAAATTGCTTCCCCGTTAACGAATGTACCATATTTGATATCAACATCGAATAATTCGTTTCCGTTGGTATCTAATTCGCCTTGGTGTGAAAGAATCTGTGCCAGTGCTCCGGAAGTTTCACCTAATAAGTAAAGACCTTCTCGAATGTCTCGACCTCTACGAGCCACAGCACTGTCAGTAGTTACATCACCAGTGAAGTCAGTTCGTTGCCCTCCGGTATAGATTTCAAATCTAGGTAATGTAACCACAAGATCTGGAAATTCTGTAAATCTACTACCCTGGTCTGTTATAGTGATGCCGGCAATAGATCCGCCAACAACATCAGCAAAACCAAAACCCGCAACTGCATTAACATCAGTTATAGCAGGAGTTACACGAACAGATACCAAACTGTAACCTGCGCCGGGAGAACTGATAATAGCTGTGCTGACCTTGTAGGTAACAGCAAATTCTGCGCTGGTTCCAAATTGACTTCCGTTAGCAACACCAACAACAACGCGGTCCGCAAAATTTGTTTCTGGCAGGGCCAGGTCAAATTTACCACCAGTTAACAATTGAAATGTAAGGATAGGCCCGTTTGGAGTGCCAGGTTCGCTGTTTACTGTGAGAATTCTAACAGTGGCGGCGTCAACAGCGGCCCCTCCTACCTTATTGATTCTTAAAATTTCACCAACTTTAAAGTTGTAACCACCAGTTACTAGTCTAATAGTGTCTATGGTTAAAGTAACTCGTCCTGCAAAACCCGCGCCGTTATCTGGAGACACTGCAATGTCAGTTAATGAACAGTTGCTGATAACACCGTTGTCGGGGTTAGTCCAAGTTAATACTTTACGGTAGGGTCCAATTTCCGGTGGAGACGATTTGATAATCTCTTCTGCTTTTTTCAATGCTGCTTCAAGAGTTCTATAGGCAAATGATAGCGCACGACCTTGAGTGTTAGAACCAACTCCAACACGCTCGTCTGATCCCGAAGTAGCAACATACAAGTTAGCTACAGAAGCAAAACCTGCATTGTCAACATAATTTTTTGTAGCAGCAATTAAGCCGCCAAAGGTAATATCGTCTTCTGGTTCCGGATTCCTAGCTAAAATCAACGGACCGGTCATAGTTCCAAATGCACTATTGGGCACATTGCCTGCGGCTGGATCTAGTGCATCAACACCTCCTAATGCAATTTTTGTATCAGTATAACCTTTGTTTGCAGCTTCATTTGCAGTAATAGGAGTAGTTAACGATTGTATACGATATTGCGTACTACCCGATTGTGCTTGGAGATTGCCTCCTAAACTAGGAGCAGGATCGTTTGCTACCGAAGATCGAGTGTTAGTAATTACTATTTGATTTTCATTGCTAAAATTTAAACTGACGCCGGTTCCCGCAGTCAACTGTTTAAAAATTAATCCAGATTCACTAGGATTGACCGCAACTACGGAATTTTCGTACCCTCGATAATAATCTTCGCCTTCGCCGCCCACCGGAGCGTCTTCTAGAGTAGAAAACTTCAACCTACTGCCGAGACCTAATGCTCCGTAAAGTTCTCTAAAGTTTTCATTTACCTTGCGAAACGAGTCGCGTATGCTATCACCGGTACCGTCATTGCCCACAATACCTGTATCAATTACTTTTCTTGACATAGTAGAATCCTAAGATTTAATGCTTACTCTACTATTTAGTTTGAAAATTCTATAAGCCGAATGTAAATAAAGCATGTTCCTAACAACAGAACTTGTTGAAACTCAATACGTTAGACACAGTAAGCTAGGGGAAGAACACAACTATACCCGTAGCAAGACTCTAGCGGTATTTCGTTGTGACAATTGTGACGAACTGTTTCGTCGAGATCTAAAACATATAGACAGAAAAAGGTTGAACAACAACTATTTTCATTGTTGTTCAACCTGTGATAGTAAACGCTTTGCTCAGAGAAAAGGAGTTGAAAAGAAGAAAATTTGGGACATGCCAGCAAGCAGTACATTACCTGTAGGCAAATACTAAATAAAAACCTAAGGAGACTTTTAATATGCTAGGATTAATTAAGAAACTATTTGGAGCCAAAGATGCTGCACCTACACCAGTAGAAGCTGCACCAGTTCCATATAAAGTTGAAACGCCTGCTGTTGAAGCTGCCCCTGCTCCTGTAGTAGAGGCACAGCCTGCTCCTGTAGAACCAGCACCGGCTGCAAAGCCAGCTAAGAAGCCTGCGGCCCAAAAGCCTGCTGCTCCTAAGAAGGCGTCTGCCCCAAAAGCAGCTCCTACCAAGTCTACAGGTACCCGCAAGCCAAAAGCTAAGCCAGCTGCTTAAAACTTTGTTCGTAAAGTGCAAAGCTGGATAGATTTTTAGCTTTGCTTTCGCACATGATGTCAAAGTGATCACGGAAGCTCAGAGCCCATTCATTTACTGCTGTATTCCAGTAAAATTCTGAATGTGCTCTGAGTTTTTGTTTTTTGTAGCCCTGCTCTAGGAGGGTCGGAAGATTGGGACGGATGTGTCCGGGATGGTCAATAAGACAGTCTTCCCGTGAAACACTATAATGTATAACAGGACGCACACCGCGCCAGCTATCAATAATCCTTTTAACACGGTCGTCAGATGCTTCAATATATTCTCCTGTGTGTATCCAATGATGATGTATGTCTAATACTAGAGCACAGTCTTTGACCAATTCAATGCTGGAGTCAATGCCCCAGGTCATTTCATCGTTCTCAATAGTAAGACAGTTGCGGGCCTCGAGAGTCATTTTGCTTAGGGCATCACGAACACCTTGTGGACCCAGCTTGCCGGAAATATGCACATTGATCTTGAAGTCTTGGAATGTTTGACCATAGCCCATCCAACGAGCCATGTCCACATGATACTCAAACTCTTCTATTGAGCGTTCTACTATGCCCGGGTTAACAGATGCCAACACGCAAAACTGGCCAGGATGAAAGCTGAGCCTAACATTATTCTTGCGAGCCACATCACCCACACGGGCAAATCCTCTTTCTGCAAAGGCTCTAACATCGGGCTGCCGCCAAAACCACTTCCAACTAGGCTCAGTGTATACAGGAAGTATATCACTTGAGAGTCGTACCATTCTAAGATCTTCATCTAGTGTTCCTACCCTGCTGACTA